GTCGGCTCACCGAACATATCAATTTCGCCTACACCACAACTAAGACAACGCACTCTTTAGCTTGTCAATCATAGCACTAGCATTACCCTTAGTAGCTTTTCCACTAGCTAGATACTTCTTAGCTTCAGCACCAAGTTCATCTTGACCTGCATCAATAGCTTGTTCAATCAAACTATTAATAAAGTTTTTCTGTCCATCACTTATAGGATCTTCTTTCCACTTCCCATCAGGTATATCAGCCATATCTTCCTCACTTTCTTTTTCTTCTACATTACCCATTGTTTCTATAATAGTATTAACTACCTCACTATTTCCTGCTCTTTTCTCAAATTCATCTTTATATTTTGCTACATAATCCTCTACGAGTTTGAGAAATTTATCTACATTATCGTTAGACCAATCAGCTACATTGTCGCCAATAGATTTATCCATTTTGAATCTAGTCATACTTGTGTCGTAGCATTTCTTTGCAAAGTTCTTGTCCTCGTTGCACATACTAAAAACCATTTCTTTTAGTTGTGGCTCTGTCAAGCTAGAAGGGGATTTCGTAATCTCTTGTGCTACTGGTTTTTTTTTAGTCATACCTGTTGGCTTAGGTTGTTGTACTACCTGTTCAACTACACCTGCGTAATGTTCTTCTTCTGTTGTATCGCCTGTCCATAGTTCTAGTCCTATACCAAAACGCATACAACATCTCTTTATCCCATCACTAACTGCTAGTTTAAGTATCTCGCTTTCAGTTAAGTTTCTTGCTAGTGCGTGTCTATCTACATCACCAACTTCTTGTACTGTACCAAGATCATCTATTTCTAATGTACATTTTGCACCTACAACTGCGTTGTCTTTATCCCTTATGATGTCATAAGTAAAGTTGTACTTGCCACCTACAACATCAACCAATCTCTTTGTGTATATGTGGTGTGGTACATAGTCGCCATACTTCCCTTGTGGTGCTTTCTTTACTACACTCTTTGGAAAGTTAGCTGTTAATTTTTTATGTGTTTCTTTATCCATTTCTCTCCTGTTCTGTGTGCCTACATTGTAGTTGTTATGTAAGACAATTTCTACTATAATAAAAGAAAACGATATTTGAATTATTCATTATTGTTTCCTTTCTGGAATAGCACTCTAGCGATAGAGTGCTATTTTACTTTCTCACAAAATAAATCTACTTGACCTTTAATCTCACTACCACTAGCTACAATTACTGCTCTTTCATATACATCTTCTTTTTTGTTGTATATATATACTGCTAGTTTGTCATCTAGTTTGTAATGTTTGTCTATTACATTACGCATTAAATCTTCTATCTTCCAACTATCCTTACTCATTACTTCCCTTTCTATTCTTCTTCTTTTACTTCACTAATTGCAAATATTCCTACATTGTACTTACTATGAATGTGTTTAAGATCTTCTTCTGCATACTCAATAGCTTGATTCTCTGTATCAGCTATATAATTTACATTTCCTGACAATAATATTTTATACTTTTTCATTACTTCTCTTTCTATAATTTTTCTCTTTGTAAAATATCTTGTGCTAAATCTTCATTATCACAAGCACTACACACACCTTGTTTTTGTATGTAATTCAATTCCCATTGTATTTGTTGTTTACTATCCCCACTTAAAATTCCACAATGTAAACAATATTTTTCTTTGTGTATTTTATTAAGTTTTTTGTAATTTTTCTTTTCTTTTTTAACTAAAAAACTCTAACTCTTTAACTGTCATTACTTCCCTTTCACTATATTGTGAATCATTTGTCTAGTTAAATTAGTTATCTCTGCTAACTCAATAGCTGAATAACCAATGTCATACAAATTCTTTATTGCTGAATTTCTTATACCTACATATTCTTTATTAATAAATTTAAGATTATCCAGTTCTTTTAATGATTCTTCCAGGACTTTGCGATAAGTAAACTCTGTTTGTTTATCTACATTGTCGCTTATGTTCTCTTGTGCTTGTGTTAAAAGATCGTTTAGTTCTTCTTCCATTAATCTTCATATCCTTCTTTATCCATATGCCCTCTTTCTCTTGCAACAATACACTCATCACAAGTTTTTGGATTATGTTCTTCCATTGTTTACCTTCCCTATTCTTCTTTTAATTCTATTTCTATTTCTGTACTTTCACAAAACTCTCTTTCGTTGTTCCAAATAAAACCAAATCTTTCTTGTGTTTCTTTGTCTGCATCTAAAAGTAAATCTGCAATTTGACTTGGGCATTCTGTTTCTGCCCAATCTAATAAATCATTATTAAAATCAACTTCAGCAGTATAAGTAATATATACTTCTTCAACACTTGTTATATGTAATACTTTCATATCTTCCCTACTCTTCTTTTTCTTTTTCTAATACTGATACTTCAAAATTAAATGTTATCCAATCGCCATTATCTTTTTCTTGTGTAAATGGAACTGGGCAATCACTTAACCACTCATCAAATTTATACATATCTTCCCTATTCTCCTTCCTTTACTGGCGATAGTTGATCATATTCTTTATCATAAGAAAAGTTTTCGTTCATATTATCGCTGTGATAATAAAACAATTTACCTTTACTATTTGACACAATAACTTCGTGTATAAAATATTCTTCTTTCATTGTTTACCTTTCTATTCTTCTTCTTGTACTTCATTTAACCAATCTTTATGCGACATACTTTGTATAAAATCTTCAACATCTTCCCAATCAGTTGCATAAAAACCAACTTCTATTTTGTATGGCTTTAAATTGTTTTCATCATAACTCATTATCTTCCCTATTCTTCCTCATCAAAATCATCTAACCAAATAACTACTGACCCACCTAACTCATATTCAGCTATCTTTGTATCATCTAGTTCTTCTTTAGAATATGTACTTGTATATCCCCAATTAGTATGACCCCAATTAGCTCTACAATATTCATCTAAATATTCTGTTGCATCTCTGCTCATATCTTCCCTATTCTTTCTGCTTATAGCTTATAAAAAACTATCAGCTTTTTTAACTACTACCACCAGGCTATCGTTAAATGTTTGTTGATCTACAATCTCTAATCTATTTCCCTCTATAAAATGCAACACTTCTTTTGTACTGCGAAAAGGTCTAAGAGTATTGTTGTAATTAACAAATATATACCTACAATCTAGTGGTAATTCAATCTTCTGTTTTAATACCATAATCTAAGTCTAACTAACTTTACAATCTTTGCAACTGTATTTGACATTAGTTTATGTGTAAGGTTGCACATCATCAACTGAACGAAAGTATTTATTTACTTCATCTTGTTTAATGTTGCAGTAATTTGCCCAAAAATCTAGTGCTTGTTGCCGATCCCAACTACCTACACCATATTTTTTTGGTATATCAGCGAAACCAAATACAAATATTTCTAAAGTAATATCAAAAAAATGTGATAAGTTTTGTTTATATTTTTCTTTGTTATCTTTGCCCATATAAGTTTTTTTATACACATTAAACATTTCATCAATCGTTTGTGTATCTTCCATAATTTTATTCATTGATTAACCTTTCTGTTTATTAACCTACACTATATATTAGTAAAGTATCTTTTACAAAGCAAGTTATTTATCTACAATATCGCTACATAGTCGCTATATGCCTACACAATAGAAAAAGCTCGTAATGTTAAGGGGATCATTACGAGCTTAATCTATGCTGTTGGTTAGCTATTAATTTTTAAGATAATTTTCTATAAATTCCTCATCTAATATCAGGGTTATTTCATTACAACTTTTGCATTTTTTAATTGTGTCTATGTGCTTGTTATAAATAATTATATGCCTGTTAGTTTTATTACAAAAAACACAATCTAATCGTAATAATTCGCCTACATTTTTAATAATCATTTAACCCCCTTAAAAAATATTCTTTCTGCTTAATACTTCGCCATTATTTAATCTAGTTATAAAGTCTGTGCGATCGCTTAATCTTTTTTCATCTAACTTTATCCAGGATATAGCTAGTAAAGACATAAGACTAAATAAACCTACACTAACTAATAACATTGTAATTATTAACATTAATTAACCTCTTTCTAGTGCTTATAAACACCCTACAAGCACCCTTTAACAAGTGCTTGTTAGCTATTTATTTTTTAAAATAGGTTTTATGACTTTGATTATATGAAATACTATTTTTAAAAGTATCTAGTAAATAATCGAAATCATCTTTAGCATTTTTATAATTATCGTAATAATCTATGTCTTTAAGATTATTTGAAAAATATAAAATGTCTTTACCATTAATTAAGATAATTTTATATTGTTTTTCATTATCGTAGTAATTATATTTATCTGTATTTTCTTCGATCGCTAAAATCAAATCAACACTTTTATAAATACCAGAAGAATAGATAGTAAATAAATTACCATAATCTGTTTTGGTATCTATAAAACCAATTCTTTTAATTTTACTATCGTGAAATTTACGATTAGCTAACGCAAAATAAGTGCTACCTTGCATTAATGTAAATTCAAATAATTCTGTGCAATCGTCATTTGTTGGTCTAATTGCTAAAGTATTATTTTCTTTTTTTTTCGTTTTCATTATTACCCCTTTTAAGTAATTAACCAATACATAAGAATAATATTAATTAGTTAAATAAGTTTTACAAGTTATTAATAATTATTTTATTTAAGGATCGTTAACAAATAATTTTAGATAAGGTTAGTTAATTAATGTTATTATCGTTCTTCCACAATCTAAACTACTACCCCCCATTTACTTAAAAAATATCCCTATATCTACGCATACCTAGTTATTTCTAGCTTATTCTTGATTAAACCCTATAAACATTGACTATATAACTTTGTCCTATAATATACAATATGTTGCGTTGTACATATATAAATCCATATATCAATGCTGACACCACCATTACATTACGATACACTTTGATCAATATCTGGAAACTATACTACAAATACCTACTATATATTGTGTACTTTCATAGACATACTACATCTAGTAGGTGCACTATCACAGTAATACCTAGGTTGATCACCAATTTGTTTTAGTGTATTTTTACACTCTTTACATACTTTCAATAAGATAAGAATAATATATTTTTTTTTAAAAAAGACAGAAAGAATATTACTTACCCTGTGCCACTCCCAACCCAACCAGAATGACTAAAGATTTAGTAGCATATAACAATGTGGAATAATAGGCTATGACCCTAGTTACTATGGTCCAGCTAGTCCACTTGTCCTGTTGTTTGATCCAATATTTCTTTCCTAAGAGCTGGAGAAATATCTTGTTTGTGTTGTCATACTATCACAAGGTTTCTATAATGCAAAGTATCTTAGGAAAGTCCTAAGATTTAGTTATAAATAAATATCTATAACTAAAGAAAAAGAAGATAGCTGATCATCATATAGTTATGTATGTGGGGATTGATTCAAGTTATTATTTTTTTTCTTTCATTACAGTAAATGGACAGACTGTACGGAACAGAGCCCTGCTTACCGATTGGCAGGGTTTTGTTTATTGACTATAAATACATAATGATATATAATGAAATTACTCATTTCTTATGAGTATCAACTTCCCTGTTTGATTAACCAATAAACCCTAGCTAGTCTAGGGTATGGAAAGGAAAGTATGACAGATATTTATGTACAAGATTGCGACCAATGTTTGAATCCTTTTTGGGAAGATCAATTAGAAGAAGGATTGTGTCCTACTTGTGGTCAAAACGATTTAGCAAGTTTCTTTGAATAAAAAATTTTTTTTACGCCTTCGGCTCTTGTAAGCCTTCAGGCTTTTGTCTGCCTTTAATACGAGGGTATGTTTTTGTTTTATGAGCATTACAGTATCTGTACTTGTTATATTTTGAAATAACAGTATTACAGTTTTCCTGCAAACAAATTCTTCCACTACTATATGAAGTAGAGGGTTTGTAATTAGGATATTTATTTCCTTTTATATAATCACTCATACAACATATAGTATAGTTAGGAGAAAGCAAACTTATGTACGGATATAAGAAGAAGAAAAAGAAATCTAAGAAAAAAGGCAAGAAGTAACAAATGGCTGAATGGCGTGGAATGAAGGTTAAGCTGAATAGTCCTACGGCTATCAGAAAAGGCGAACCTGGTTATGGTCGCAAAGCTAAAAAAGTTTTTGTTATGTCCAATGGGAAAGTTAAAAAGGTAATGTTTGGAGATCCAAATATGCCTGTGCGTAAAAGCAATCCTAAAGCAAGAGCTTCATTTCGTGCCAGGCATAAATGTTCTACTGCAAAAGATAAGACTACTGCTCGTTACTGGGCGTGTAGGGATTGGTAAAGGAGAGATATGCCAAAAGGTAAAAAAGGGTACTCTAAAAAGCAAATGAAGATTGCAAGAGTTGCACCACCAAGAAATAAAATAACTGGTGCTGATTTCAAAGCACTTAAAAAGAAAAAGAAAAAGAAATGAAAGTTAAAGGCGTAGATGTTTCTAGTTTGACTAAAAGACAGCAACAAAGTATGAAAAAACATTCACAACATCATACTAAAAAACATATGCAGTATATGTTAAACTCAATGAAAAGAGGTGCTACATTTACACAAGCACATCAAAGAGCTATGAAGAAAGTAGGTAAATAATGGCTGCTAAAAAAGGTTTATATTACAACATAAACAAAAGAAAAAAAGCTGGTACAAGTAGATCAAAAAAGAAATCTACTATAAGTCCAGAAGCATATAGAGAAATGCAAAAAGGTTTTCCTAATAGCAAAAAAAATAAAGCCAAACGTAAAAGAAAAAAATAGTGGCTGAACGAAAAACTTGTGCCAATCCTGGTTGCGAAAAAAAATTTACAGCTAAACATAACAATAAAAAATATTGTACTGTTCAATGTAGTCGCAAAGCACAGCACAAAAGAAGTAAAGCAAAAAAACAAAAAGTATTTACTTCACAGATGACTGCTACTCGTGGTGAGTATTACGAAGATTATGTAGAAAATTTTGCACCAGAAGTACAAGAAGGATTAATACAAAAACAAGTAGTTGCAGAATTGTTAGGTGTCAATAAATCTCTTATTACAAAAATGCACGAAGCATATTTGATAGATAAAGACAATATAGAAAAAAAGAAAGATTGGACAACACCTAAAGAAGCAATTAAAGCGTTAGATAAATTTGAAGATTTTAGAAACAGATACTTTCAAACAGAAACAGGAGATCAATACGAAACAGCAGATTTTCACAAAAAATGGATAGCTAGTATTTTAAAAGCTATTGATGAAGGTGGCGAACAAATGATACTTAGTCCACCACGACACGGCAAGACAGATTTGCTTACACACTTTGCTGTATGGCAGATTTGTAAAAATCCTAATGTAAGAATTATGTGGGTTGGTGGTAACGAGGAGATAGCAAAAAATGCTGTAGGTGCTGTAGTAGATCACTTAGAACATAACGAAAAACTTATACAAGATTTTTGTGGACCAGGAGAAACATTTAAACCTAAAAATAGGTCAGGTAAATCTTGGACATCAGGACAGTTTACTATTGCTACTAGAACTGTTACAGGTATTAAATCACCAACAATGGTTGCTGTAGGAAAAGGTGGCAAGATTCTATCAAGAGATTGCGACTTGATTATTGCAGATGACATTGAGGACCACGGCACAACAATACAACCTAGTGCTAGAGAACAAACTAGACAATGGTGGACAACAACTTTGTCATCTCGTAAAGAGGAACATACAGCTATTGTTGTTATAGGTTCAAGACAGCACCCAGAAGATTTATATAACTTTCTTTTAGAAAACCCACAGATGGACAAGATAGTAGAAGAAGCACATAGCACAGAATGTGTACTTCCAGAAAACGATTTAGAAGCACATACAGATTGTATGCTATGGGCTAGTAAGAGAAGTTACAAGTGGTTGTTATCACGATTACAAGCTGCTGAAACTACAGGTGGTAAAGCAATATTTGAGATGGTATATCTTAACAAAGCATTTGCAGAAGGTATAGCTATGTTTGATGTAGAAGAAGTAGATTTGTGTAGAGATGTCAATAGAGTTGTAGGACACATACCAGCAGGTTGTCATTTAGTAGCAGGATTAGACCCTGCATCAACAGGTTATCAAGCTGCGTTTTTATGGGCTATCAATACTGAAACAGGCAAAATGTATATGGTAGATATAGAGAACGAACAGGGTGGTGGAATTATACAGGCAAAAGAAACAATAAAAAAATGGTATGAGAAATATAATCTTGCACATTGGGTTATAGAAGAAAATGGATTTCAGAGAGCAATTAGACAAGACAAAGATTTAAAAGAGTATTGTGCAAGAATGGGTATTTATTTAGAAGGACATCAAACACAAAAAAACAAATTTGATCCTATCTTTGGCGTTGGAAGTATGAGAGAATTGTTTAAAGAAGAACTAATTTCTTTGCCTTATGGTAGTGCAGAAAGCGAAACTAAGAGTAATATATATCGTAGGCAACTAATTTATTTTTCTACAGGTGCTAGTAAGCAATCTGGCAGAAACAACAAGAGTGATGTTGTTATGGCAAGTTGGTTTCCTATGCGTGTAATCAGGAGATTACAGAAGGAACGACTAGCAGAAGTAGGATTAGATTATACACCTAGTTTTGGAGAATGGAATTTAAGCGATATAAACGATATACCTTGGAGATAGAATGACACCTGAAGAAATACAATACCAAATTACGCAGTTGCACTATGACAACCAAAGTGCTTATTCCACTAGAGGTCGTATTCGTGCAATTATGAATGGTGGACCTGATGGTATTCTTGCATTACTAGGCGATCAATTACAAGGTTTTGAAGATTTCCAAATACCTGTACCTAACTTAATGATGTCAGGTTTGGAGCATTTATCACAAAAGATAGGTCGTATTCCTAACTTAAAAGTAGATGTACCTAACAATAAAGATTCAGATAGAGCTAGAGCTAAAGCAGATAAGATAGCTCGTATTGTAACTTCGTATGATGACACACAAAAACTAGATTTACAAATGCCACAAGTAGGTAGATGGCTACCTGGTTATGGTTTTGCAGTATGGGTAATTAGAGAAAAGAAAGGACCTGATGGCACACCATATCCTTGTGCTGAACTTCGTGATCCTTACAACTGTTTTCCTGGTTACTTCGGTGCAGACCAACAACCAAAAGAAATGGCTATTGTTCGTAGAGTACCTAAAGAATCTCTTGCAAAAGTATATCCAAAGTTTGCAGAAAAAATTATGTCTAAAGATGCTTATGCAACTAACACACTAGGTATAGGTAATGCTTATGCTTCTGCTTACACAGATTCTTACAATGGCTCTTGGGCAAACTCAAATGGCGAAGGTGATTTAATAGCAGAGTATTATAACGAAGAAGGTACATACATATTTCATATGACTTCTGCAACTATTCTTGACTTCATACCAAACCCACTAGATAGTGGACCTGCTTTTGTTATTGCAAAGAAATTTGCTTTTGACAGAATGCAAGGACAGTATGACCAGATTATAGGACTTATGGCTTCTATGGCAAAGATTAATGTGATGTCAATAATAGCTATGGAAGATGCAGTATTTACAGAAACAAACATATCTGGTGAGATAGAATCAGGACAGTATCGTAAAGGTAGATTTGCTGTAAACTATTTAGCTCCAGGTACACAAGTAAGTAAACCTGCATCAAATGTTCCTTATCAAATATTTCAACAAATAGACAGAATAGAAAGACAACTTCGTGTAGGTGGTTCTTATCCTGTATCTGATGATTCACAATCTCCACTTAGCTTTGCAACAGGTAGAGGATTAGAAGAACTAGGTGCATCTATGTCATTAATGATTAGAGAATATCATACAGTTATGGCAGATGCTATAGAGATGATTGACAGCAAGAGATTAGAGTGGGATCAAAAAATGTATGGTGGTAAGTCAAAAGATTTATCAGGTTATTACAATAATCAATTTTTTAGTGAAAAGTATGACCCAAGTGTAGATATTAATGGTGCATACAAGACACGCAGAGTTTATGGTGCTATGGCTGGATATGATGAGCCACAAAAAATAGTAACAGGGCTGCAACTACTTCAGGCAGGTATCATAGACACACAGACACTACAGGAAAACTTAGATGGGTTAGATAACCTTACAACTGTAAATAGCAGAATAACAAAAGAAAAAGCAGAGAAAGTATTGTTTGATTCTTTATTAGCACAGGCACAACAAGGCGATCCTAAAGCTACTATGGCTGTTATACAGATAAGAAAGAAACCTGATGATATGCAAAGTATTTTAGATAAATTTTATACAGCAGCACAACCAGAAATACCACAAGCAGAACAAGATTTGCTTGGGGGTGCGACCTTACCACCACAAGGTCCACCACCAGGCATAGCACAATTATTACAAGGTATGGGTGGATAATGTCAACAAACGGAGATTTTGCAGATATAGTACATAACTCACTTGGAGATGTAGATGAAGTTGGAGATGATATATTGCTTGAAGCAGAAACATTACAACCAAGAATGTTTAGAGATCAAATGCCACCTTTAGCTTTCCCTTTTGGCTATATGATTATAAGTTCTACTTTTATGTTTTATGATGATGAGGAGCAAGATGGCAACGAGGAGTTCTAGTAACAAAGGTGTAACAGGTAGAAATGCAAATGTAATGTATGCAGCACCTAACACACAAGATACTACTTCAGGTATGATACCTGGTTTAACAAAAGGTACAACATATGGAAAAGGTGAAGAAATAAAAAAACAAGTAGAAATTACTGGTGGTTTACCTAATGTAAAAGATTTACCAACTCCTAGCACTAAAAGACCTATGCCACAAGTAGATGTATTTGCAGGAACTGATAGAAAATCAGAACCTGTTACAGCAGGATTACCTTTTGGTCCAGGAGTAGGTCCTACTGAACCTGTTGCAGATGATCCTGATATGTTACTTCGTGCAATATACTCTGTTTATCCAGACCCACTATTGTTAAGATTGTTGCGAATACAATAAAGTGTATGTTATATCCAGAAAATCCTAACTTTGAAGATGAGTTTGAAGCAGAAATAAAAACTAAAGACCAAAGATTTAAAGAATTAAAATCACAGTTATCAGAAAATAATAATTTCAAAGCAAGATTAGCTAACAAAAATTTACAAATAGCTCCTTATATTCCTAGCACAATACCTGCTGGTATGGGTTTATTAGGTCAAGACATAGAAGATGTTGACCCTGCTGTTCTGAAAGCAGTTGCTTTGCAAGTACAAAATCAAGATAAAGATTTGTGGGATAACATTACAGACAAATTCAAAGGGGTATTTAGAGGAACTTTTGCAGCTTTTGATGCAGGTTTAGATTTTGTTAAAGGACAGTTGTTAGGTAGATTTCCTGTAGAGATTGGTCAGAGATACTCTGATAAGATAGCAGAAGGAAAATCAAGAACAGAAGCATTAGGAGAAGTATTTGATGAGTTTGATGATATAAGAAAAAAAGTAGGAGATACTGCTTTTACTATGGCAATTCGTGAAGCTACTAGAGGTAGAGAAGTAAACTTAGGTGAAGGTATTATTCCACAATCTACACCAATTAATGAAACAGATGAATACAAAGAATTAGTAAAAAGAGGTGTTGCACCTGAAAAAGCATTAGAACTTGCAGAACAAATAGTTGGTAAACCAATTACTGATATAGCAAGACAACAAGCTATTAGTGGTGTTCAGTTCAGAGGAGAAACTAGAGCAGGACTAGAACAAGCAGGTTACACGCCTGAAGTTACTCTAGGAAGATTATTTGCAGAACCATTAGTTGCTATGGACGTTATAGAACCAGGAACTAAAGGATATAGAAATATGTCTGGTTCTGTAGATTTTGTAGGAACACTTGCTTTAGACCCTGCTAACTGGTTGTTGTTTGGTGCAGGTGCAGCAGCAAAAGGTGCTAAAACAATTAAGTATGTATCAGAAGCACAGAAAGCACAAAGCATAGCAGGAAAAGCAAGAACATTTGTAGTAAGTGCTGATGGAGTAGCCAATGTTCAACAATTAGGTGCAGTTAAAGGTGGTATTAGAAAAACAATATTAGAGAGGTTTCCTAGACTAGGTGGGTTTAGTGTAGAAGGTTTTTTACAAAGTAAAAAAGGAGATGACTTATTAAATTTCTTATCACAAAGTAATGATATAAATGCACCTGCTGGAAACATAGATGTATTAAGTTCATTACTTCAAACAGATGATTACGCAACATTAGGTAAAATATCAAGATCAGCAAACAAAGATGAAATGTATGGTTTGTTAAATGATTTTTTTAGTGGAAGGGTAGGAGAAAAATTACCAATACAAACTAAATTATTTGACAGTTATAAATTAGGTAGAGGTCCTAATAGAGCAAGTCAAATGTTTAACAAACTAATAGATGCACCTGAAGATTTAAAACAATTTGGTAGAGGACCTGCATTAAGATATTCAAATCAATGGTCGCCACTTGTTAGGTCATTTAGTAAATTATATGAACCAGGATTTGATCCTAATAATATGAATCAATCATTTGTTACTTTGCGTAATATGATGCGACAAATGGATATAGACCCTAAAGAGAGAGCAAAGATATTAAGAGATTTTGTTGATGATGCAGAGTTTGGATTAATAAGAAGCGAAGGTACGGAGTTAGCATTAAGAGAAACACCATTAGCTAGAGTTGGTGATGAGTTAATTGAAGAAGCTACATTAATACGACCACCTAGTACATTCCAAGATGCAGATACAATATTCAAAGCTAATATTGCTGCTGTAAATGCTTGGAAATCTAAACTGTCAAAAGAAGTTGGAGATAACGAATTAGCAGAAAAGCTGATTGATAACATTACTAGGATTTATACAAAAGAAATAAAAGAATCAGGTTTGAATTTTGTTGATGAACAAGGACAAGCATTTGATATAGGTAATGCGTTGAAAGCATATGTTAATGATGAAATAACAGATATACCTACATTTAGACTTGAAACAGAGTTAGCACAAAATTACATACCAACAATAGCACCAGGTTTATTAGTCAAAGCTACAAACATATTTAAAAAAGATATGTTAGGTAGAAATCCATTGAAAAAATTTATTGCACAAGGAGAAATATCAGACAACGCATTAGAGCTAATGATGGATAAATACATATCAGGTATATGGAAACCTGCTGTATTGTTACGAGGTGCTTGGACTGTTCGTGTTATTGGTGAAGAACAAGTAAGGTTGTGGGCACAAGGTTATGATGGTTTGTTTAGTCCAAGAAGATGGGTGGCTTTAGCAACAGGTAAATCATTAGATCCAACAGGCACATTAAAAATATTGAAAAAAATAGATGAAGGTGTGTCAGACAGACAAATAGAAAATCTTATATTCCAAGAGTTTCCTAACTTGCCAAAAAGATTTAAGTATCAAGGCGAACAAATAGGAATAGTACAAGCCATAAGAAAATATATGAACTCTGGTGATAGAGAGTTATTAGAAATAGTTAATTTAACAAGTAAAGAAACAGATGTTATGAGAGAGTTTTTTGAAGCCATTAACAGCACTACAAGAGGTTGGCAAGGATTAAGAAAAACAAATCCTAATATGGCAGCTAAAGGATTTGCTATATTTAATAAAAGTTTACCAGATCAAAGAAAAGGTTACATAAACAGTATGCAGACAGAGTTTGACCAATTAATGAATGATACTTTAGCTGTCAAAATATTAAATGAAGGACCAGATGCTGCAAAAGAATTTTTATGGAAAACAAGATTTGATGAAAATTCAATAGCATTTCAAATATCTAAACAAGATGAGTTTTTTAATTCTATATTTCAAAACCAAGATTTTAGTAACAAAATAGTAGATTTTATTAATGCAAGAATACACATAAAAACAGGTGGAAAAATAGACAAAACAACATTAGCAGTATTGATACCTGGTAATAGTGAGTTAAGAAACATACTTAAAACTGGTAAATATAAAGATATAAATATTAAAAGTATGGGTACAACTAAAGCAGCAAGAACACAATATACAAAAATATTTAATGAGTTTGAAGATGTACTACCTGCATCACTAAAAGGTAGAGGTGGTACACAGTATGGTGAGTTTGCGTTTGAAAGCAGGTTTGGACAAAAATATGACCAACTAGTAGAAAATATGTTTTATTATTTTATGTCTGTACCAACTAACAAATTGTCAAGAGGTCCAGTATTTAAACAAGCGTATTGGAATAAAGTTACATCTTTAATTGCTGCATCAGATAGTTCTGTAAAAGCAGGAATTATAGCTAGAGCAAAACAAGCTAATGTTGATAGTAAGTTAATTAAAAAAATGCAACAAACACAACCTGCTAGTTACGAAGATGCTTTGTTTAGATTTAGAGGAACTGCTACTGATGCAGGTTATGCAAATTTTGATAAGGCATATAATGCTATAGATGAAGTATCTAAAGCACACGCATTAGCTGAAACAAAAAATTTACTTTATGATTTAAGTGAAAGAACAAGATTTTGGGAAGCAACTAGATTAATATTTCCATTCGGAGAAGCGTTCCAAGAAATTATATCTACTTGGGTAAAGATACTTGCAGACAACCCAGCTCCTGCTAGAAGATTTCAATTACTTGTACAGAAAGGGAGAGAAACAAATCCTTTTGAAACTGAAGATACAGACAGAGGATTTTTCTATACTGATCCAACAACAGGTGAAGAAATGTTTACATTTCCAGGTTGGGGTGGTTTAGCTAACAAGTGGCTAGGAATACAAGAAGATGACCCAATACAGTTAGAGGCATCTGGTTTTGCTAAAAGTGTAAACTTAGTAGGTCAATCTTTTTTACCAGGATTTGGTCCATTAGTACAAGTACCTGCTGCGTATATGCTAAAAGGAGTTGATCCTGAAAGTGATATAACAAAATTTGTGTTTGGTGATTTTCCACCTGAACCAACAACAAATCCTTTAGATTACTTTACTAGATTAATACCTTATCCATCTTGGCTTAAAAAAGTTATACAAGCATATAATTTAGACCCAGATGAATATGGGAGATTACAAAGTAACACAACAATAGATGTGTATAACGCTTTGTATTATGCAGGTAGAGTTAGTGATGCTACATATGATGAATGGAAAGAAGGTTTTGATTTAGCAAAAGAATATGCAAAAACATTAACATTGATTAGAGCAGCAGCACAGTTTATAGGACCAACAGGTTTTACTCCTAGATGGGAAGTTTTAGGTGATACAGAACAAGGTCGCCAAGTTATATTAGTATCTGCTTTATCACAAGATTATAGGGAAAAATTAGAACAAAATAATGGCGATCAATTTAAAACAACACAGGAATTTATACAACAATATGGAATTGACCCAACAGCATTGTTTGTTGGCAAATCATCACAGATATATAAAAGACCTGTTACTGTAGAAGGTTCTAAATTTTATAGAGATAATAAGGAATTATTTGAAGAATACAAAAGCACAGCATACTTTGCAAAACCTGATGACCCAACAGGAGAATTTAGTTATGAAGCATATTTAAAATCTATAGAGGAAAAAGCTAGAGAACCACTAACAGTTGAACAATGGAGATTAGTTCGTAACAATATATTAGGTGCAATAGCTTGGGAACAGTTTATGTTATCCTCTGCACCAGGTATGAAACCTTACTGGCTAAGAAGTGATGACCAAGCACAAGCAGATAAAACTGCTAAAAGATTACAACTAAGAGGACAGTATGTTGGTTGGGGATATGATGATATACCAGGAGTTGCAAGTGGTGCTACTTTAGATGTTATTATACAAGAGTTTTATAGATGGAAAGATAATGAAATATTATCAGAAAGTGAAGCAGGAAAAGGTTTATCATTATACTTGAAGGCAAGAGATAATGCTAAAATGGAATCAGTAAGATTAGGATATGGTCCTGAATCATTTAGAAGTGCTAGGGCTTTAGGTAACATAAGGTTGTACTTAAATGATTATGCAAACTATGTGATAGAACAATATCCAGATTTTCAATACATTTGGAATAGCTATTTTAAAAGAGAGTTGTTAGAAGCTGAAAGAGATGAACAAATTAAGCAAACTATAAGGAATAATTATTAAATGACAATAGAAGAATTTATACAACAATTAGAAGCATTAGTTAATTCTAAAAGTCCTTTACCAGGACAAGCACCTTTGTTTATACCTAATGAAGTAAAACAAATATTATATGAACAACCATCAGTAAAAGCAGCAGCAGATCAAGCAGTTGTTGCATTGACAGGAACTAATAGTCCAATATCAGCAGGAGATATTTATAGAGTTGCAGGAATGACAAGTGAGCCGCAACTTACTGATTCACAATATACTGCTGGTACATTTGAACTTCCTAACTTTTTAGGTGTACCTAGAAACTATGAAGTAGATGGTGTATCTATATATACAACAGATGACCAAGGAGAATTTTTATTTTATCAATCAGGTGCACAATATGCTTTAATGGCAAACCAACCACCAGAAATAGTAGCTGCAATACAAGCAGAATTAGTAAATGCAAACTTATTAAAACTAGGAGAGTTTGTTCCTGGTAGTTGGGGTGGATTATTTATAGGTGATGAACAAAAAGATGTAGAAGCGTTCAAGAAAGTATTAGAACATTCTAATCAAACTGGTAACCCTGATTTTACTATGTCATTAAGATTTTTTGTAGATAATCAAGAAGCAATAGATGCTTTTCAACCACAACCTGCTTATTTACCCCCAGACTATGCAACAGCATCACAGTCTGTTACTAATCTTTTTGAAAACCAATTAGGAAGAAAACCAAAAACATACGAGTTAGAATTACTTGCTAATCAATTATTAGCCGATACAAAGAAAGCATTTGATGCACAACAACCTGCACAATTAGATATAGGTGATATAAGTGCAGAAGAACTCTTGACAGGTAATTTAGGTAATCATATAGTAGAACCACCAGTACAAGAAGAAACTGCTATTGATCCATCAGCAAGACTGTTACAAAAGTTTGATGAGATTACAGCAAAAGAACAGGAAAGGTTAGGTGCAAATCGTGATATTCAAGCCACTAATCGTATCATTCTTAATAGCATCACAGGTGCTCCAAGGTAGTATTATGGAGAATGAAATGACAAATGACACAAATCCAGCGTTAATAGATATTTATATGAAAGCATTACTAATGCGTGAAAGTACAAATAATTATGAAGCAAAACATAAATCATCTGTAATAGAGGATTACGAAACAGGAAAACCTATACGAGTACAAGCATTAGGTGGTTATGGAATATTAGATATTAATTTTGAAAAGTGGGCAAAACAAGCTGGACTTAAAGATTTTAGTATGGCTGATGAGGATTGGAAAGACCCTAAAGCACAAGATACAATAGCTAAATATAAACTACAAGAGTATTTTAACAAGTTTGGTTCTTGGGAAGCTGTATCAGTTGCTTGGTTTGCAGGAGAAAATAAAGCTAAAGAACTTTTGCGTAATGGAACAATAGATTACGATAAAGCAGACAGTAATGGTACAACTATAAAACAATATGTAGATAGTATGAACAATCTTATTGCAGAAGAATTTATGACAATGGAAATACCAATGGAAACATTTACTATGCCTTCAACTGTTGCAGGTCCACCAACTCCACCTGTTATAGCAAAACAAAGGGATAACCAACAAGTGTTTGCTGCACAGATATTAGATGCTATGACTAAAGCAAATGCAGGTGGTATGCGACCTAGTTTTGAATCACAAGTTCCAGCAAAAGCAGGAGATTTTGCTGATAAAGTAGCAGAAACAAAAGTTCGTAGAGGTGAAATTAAATAATGTCATTTGAAGGTAGTAACTATGTAGGAGATTTAGCACTTTATTACGCTGCTAAAAAAATAGAATCAGGTGCAAATAAAAGTATTAAAGACATAATATCTCCAACAGAACTTTACAGACAAAGGACAGGTAGAGGTCGTGCAACAAAATTTAGTCAAGGTGAAATACTACAAGCACAATATTTAGCAGATCGTTTAGTAAATACAGCACAAGCAGAAACAAAACCAAGTGGTTATACAGAAAAAGATTTATTAAATAGTGTACAAAATGTTGCTAAAGAAATAGTAGAAGTAGAAAAACAGGTAGGTAAATTACAAGTACCACCTGAAGCAACAGGTGTACAAGAAGCACAAATATTTCAAAATGCTTTAGATGAGGTAATGAAGAAAAGTGTTTTAAATACATTATCAGAAAGTGGACAGTTAGAAAGAGATACATTTCTAAACGCTTTAGGTTTTAATGATGTAGCAGAAGGACCTGGAATACCTGTAACAACCACAACAACAGATGAAATTACAGAAAAAGATTTAGTTATAGAAGAAGAAGATGATGAAATAGTTGAAGAAGAAGATGATGAAATAGTTGAAGAAGATGGTAATGGACAAATAACAAATACAGCATTTACACAATTTAATAACATACCTGAAGATGCTTTACTTTTTGATGTAGGTGGTAATTTTTATATAGTATATGAAGTTCCTGGTTCAGATGGAGAACTATATGAAGGTAATCCAATTTATATGGCATATGAATTAAAAGATAATGATTTATTTGCAGCAGGTTTATTAACACAAGGTGAAACAGCACCACAACCCAATGCAACAATGGATCAATCATTTTTTGATTCTATTGCAATAGTTACAGGTAATACTGACCAACTATCAGCATTAATAGATAATCCTTTTGCTAGTTTTGTAGAAACTGTAGGAGAACAATCACAAGTAGCACCTTGGATTACAGACCCAGAAATGATTGCATTAATAGCTGAAGCTGCTGTAGAAGGTAGAGAAGTTACAGATGCAGAGTGGCAAACAACTAATTGGTATCAGACACACAATGAAACTGAAAGAGAGTGGTTAAGAACATATTACGCTGACCCATCAACAGCAACACAACTTACAACAGATGCACAAATATCAGTTGCTAACTCACTACAAGCAGCAGGTGTATCTAATGCACCAGAAGCATTGATTAATTGGGTTGCAGGTAAGTTTGTGTCTGGTGAATGGTCTGAAACATACACAGGAGAACAAATTAGTTTATTTGCTGACCCATATGCTACAGGTAAAAGAGATGAAAGTTTTGAAAACTATTTATCTTCTACTGCTTTGACTGGTGTAGATAGAACAACAGAGAGAGAAAGAGAAGTTAGAGAGTTATACAGCAAATGGTTAGGACCATCATTAGGTAAGCTAACAGATAATGAAGTTGCAGAGATTGCAGGTAGATTACGAGATGACCCTGACTATCAAGACCAATTAGTACAATCGTTAAAACAATCACGACTTGCTGCGTTTAGTAATTACACTAATCCAGAACTAACTTATGAAGATATTGCAAGACCTTGGAGAAACTTAACAACTTCTGTGTGGGGTCAGACAGCAGATGAAACACAAGGTTGGTGGCAAGATATGGTTAAATCTAATGACTTTACACAAGCACAAACTACACTTAGAGAGAAAGGTTTAGAGCAAGATATTACACAAGTTACACAAGATGCAACAAAAGCATTACAACAAGGATTAGGACAAGGCACAGTAAGTCAGTTAGGAGTTAATGTATAATGGCAACATACGCTGAACTAGCACAGAGTTTATATCCTAATATGCCACCTGATATTTTAGATTTGTTTGCTAATGAATGGGCAAGAACAGGCGATCCACAAGTGGCTATTGCAGAAGTTAGAAGAAGTCCTGCATATGAGATAGCATTTCCTGGTAACAAAAGACCTGATGGTACAGTTAAGTTTGATGAAGTAACTTACACAGGATTAAAAGAAAGTTACATAGGTACATTACAAGAGTATGGTATTCCAAGAAACACATCAGTTGATTTACTAACAGATAGATTTACAGGATTAATAGAAGGTGAAGTATCTGCTAGAGAATTTGCACAAAGAGTAGATGCTGTGTATCAAGGCATACAAGAAAACATACCAGAAGTTACAGAGTTTTATAGAGAGAACTTTGGTTTAGAACTAACACCTGAAGCTATTTTTGTTGGTGCATTAGACCCAACTGTAGGTGAGGAAATAGTTGCAGGTAGAATAACTACTGCACAAATTGGTGGAGAAGCAGCAAGAGCAGGGTTTGAAATATCAGGTGATTTTGCACAGAGATTACAAAGAGCTGGTATATCACAAGCACAAGCTAGACAGTTGTTTACTACTGCACAAGCAGAACTACCAAGACTACAAGAACTACAAGCTAGAGGTGGCGTAACTGATCCTGAACAATTTACATTAGAACAGTTTACAGAGGCAGCAGTATTTCAAAGTCCTGAAGAATTAGAGGAAATACGATTGTTAGAAGCAGAAGAAGCTAGTAGGTTTGCACCTGTTGGTGGTGCTGCAAGGCGTGGTCGTAGAGTTACAGGATTAGTAGAAGAATAAACCTTGACATACTACATATAGTGGTATAATTAAATTGTCGCATAGTGGTAGTCTGCGAATATAAATTGACTCTGCACTCTCCAGTTTATTCCTGGCGTATAAACTGCGTATTACAAATCGCCTAGTATCTGAATAGCCGAAAGTGGCTGACAATTTTTGTTATTCTTAATTATTTTATTTGTCGCCTATCACATCATTATCCCAAGGGTGATGTAGCTAGTAGAAAACTTGGAGTAGGAGAAATATGGAAAACGAAGTAGAAAATACAGTAGAAGAAGTACAAGAAGATAACAATGCGATTAAGCAAATGCGTGAGCGTATTAAAGAGCTTGAATCAGTAGAGAAAGAATTTAAGTCTGTACAGATGGCTAACGCTATCAAAGATGCAGGTTTTGATCCTGAATCTGGTGAAGGTAAAGCACTAAAAGACTTGTATAAAGGTGAGTTACAAGCAGATGCTATAAAAGAGTTTGCTTCTAACTATGGTTGGGGTGAAGTACCACCACAAGCAACCCAAGAAGAACTACAGCGACAAAGAGTTGTTTCTAGTCAAGATAGTTTAGATACTGTAATAGAAGCATCAGTTCCTGTAGAACCTGTAGGTCTTGATGATCAGATTGCACAAGCACAAGCTGATGGTGATTGGCAGACAAGTTCTAATCTCAAAGCAGATAAATTAAAAGACCTATTGAAAAAGTAAAGGAGAAAGATTTAGATGGGTGCAGTATCAGGATTGGGAGATTCATACGATCTCCCTAATTACGTGGGTGAGTTATTTAATATAACTCCAAATGATACACCTTTTCTTTCTGCTATTGGTGGAATGACTGGGGGTAAATCAGTTACCTCTAAACAATTCACTTGGCAAACAGTTGATAATGCAACAGCAGCTCAAACAGTAGTTGCTGAAGGTGCAGATGCAACTTTCGCAGAGAGAAGCAGATCTGAAGTAACAAACGTTACTCAAATTATGCAATATGGTGTACACGTATCATATACAAAACAAGCAGCAACAGGAAACCTTGCTGGTCAATCTATACTAGGAAACCAACCAGTTCAAGATGAATTGGCTTTCCAATTAGATATGGCTATGAAGAGAGCAGCTAGAGATATAGAGTTCTCTTTCCTTAGAGGTACTTATGTTGCAGACACAGATGTAGCAACAGCTAGAAAAACAAGAGGTATGTTGTCAGCTATTTCTACTAACGAAGTAGCAGGTGGTAACGCAGCTCTTGACCAAGCAAAAGTAAATGCTTTGATGAAAGCTATGGCAGATTCAGGAGCTCCATTTGAGCAACCTGTAATTATGGCTAACGCTTTTCAAAAGCAAAAACTATCTTCAATTTATTCAAGTGCATTGTCACTTGCACCAAGAGATAGAAACTATGGTGGCGTAAATATACAAACTATAGAAACTGACTTTGGTGAAGTAGGAATTGTCTATAGCAGACACTTACCTGCTGAAGATATAATTTGCGTTGATCTTGCTTATTGTAAGCCTGTATTCTTAGACATTCCTGGAAAAGGACACTTCTTCGCAGAACCACTTGCACAAACTGGTTCAGCTTATAAGTTCCAAATCTATGGAGAGGTCGGATTAGAATATGGTCCAGAGCAATTCCACGGCAAAATTACATCACTATCTACTTCCTAATAAGTAGTTAGATAGTATATTTATTAGAGGGAGATAAATACTTCTCCCTCTAGTAACATAGGTATATATGGCAGCAGTAAGCACACTTGTAGATAGAATATATAGAGATTTTTTAAACAAACCAGATGATTTATCTGCGTTTTCTCGTTTAGATGGAGCTATGTCAGATACAACAGGTACAACACTTACCTACGAATCTGGTTTATTTTCATCTGAAGAAGAAAACTTGTTAGGTAACGGAGCATTAGTAGAAGTAGATCAAGAGCTTATGCTTGTTACTGCTGCAAATACATCAACTAGAACACTTACAGTATCAAGAGGTTATGCAGGTACAACTGCTGCAACACACGCAGATCAAACTAATGTTTTTATAAACCCTACTTTTCCTCGTAAATCTGTGTTTGATGCAGTAGCAGATAACATAGTTAGGTTATATCCAAGTCTTTATAATGTAACAACTACCAATGTAACATCTAACAGTACATACCAAGAAGTACCTGCTAGTACAGTAGAAATACTTACTTCATATGTACAAAACGCAACAGGTGATAAATACACTTCTGCTGGTATAGAACTTCTTAGAGATTTTCCACCATCAAGTACAAATACTGCTGTACAGTTTTACAATACATCTACTGGCAAGACTGTACATTTAGTTATAAAAAGAAAATTTGTTAGACCTACTTCAGAAACTGTAGATTTAGCTACTGACTGTCTTATATCAGATGAGTATGAGCAGATAGTTATGGTTGGTGCTGTAGCTGACATTGTAGGTGCTACAGATGTAGATGCCTCAACACAAGAATTTATTACAGAGAAACTAGCTGCTGAAAGTTACCCAGTAGGATCAGGAGAAAGACTTAGAAATGCACTACTTAGACTTAGGTCATTGTTAATAGATGAAGCAAGAGGGAACTTGCGTTCTTTATATCCTGCTCCTGTATCAATAATGAACATAAACTATAGTGCATAATGGCAGTATTACCTTCACCTAGCAATACATCTGCACCTGAATCACAAGGTTTTGAAGCTAACTTAGATGATTTATTTTTAAGATTTGCTGTAGGTCCTGGTAGGCAGATGAATATAAATACTGCTCCACTACAGGCACAAGCTATACAGACATCAGAAACACCAGAAGATTTCCAACAGGAGTTTGGTCAGATATTTTCTAGGACAGACTTTGCAGGTGGTAGTGGTTTAGACAAAGCACATAAAAGAAATGCAGGTCCTAATGACTTCCAAAGATATTGGGATAGCAAAGGTATTGATGTATTTAGTGGTAAGCAAGTAGGACAGGAATACAAAGTATCACTACTACACGATACAGATGAAGTACAAAGCACAACAGGAACAAACTTGTATATGCAGGAAATGAGTGGTTCTATATTTTTTGCAGATGGTGCTGTGTTAAAAAGGATTGATTCGCCATTAGATGCTAGTCCAACTGTAACATCTGAAACTGCACCTAGTGCAGGGAATGATATTACAGGTATGGCTGTCTTAGGAACAAGGCTATACCTAGTTGCTAATGGTGCTATTTATGTAAGAACAGGTGCTTCTACATACAGCACACATAACAGTCACAAGACCTTTAGCAAAATATGGTCTATGAAAGGTCGTATTGTTGCTAGTGATACTTCTGGTGATTTGTATGAAGTACCTGATAGCAGTAACCCTACAACTATGAAAACATTACCTACTGGCACAGAGTGGACAGACTTAGCAGATGGTGGTGCAGTTGTGTTAGCTTGTGCAACAGATGGATATATATATTCTTTTGCAGATGTATCATCATCACTTACGCTAAAAGGACAGACTTTTGTGGAAGGTGAAGTACCTAATGCAATAGATGCAGCACAAGGTTTAATATTTTATGGTACATATCAAAATACTGCTAGTGGTAAGATTGGCAGATTGTACACAGCAGAGATAACAAATGCTAATAGTTTGTATGTCTTAGTTAATGCACAATTACTAAAACAATGGGGTGATGGTACAACAACACTTAATCAAGCACCATACAGAATTATATCTACTAGAGATAGTATTTATACAGGCATAGTAGATAGTGCGAGTAAAACTAATCTGTGGCGATATTACTTACCAACAGGTGGTATAGCCAGAGATGTAGAGTTTGCAGAAAGTGGCATAGTAGAAGGTATAGCAGTATTCTCTGACAGAATATTTGCAACTGTATCAGGTGGTGGACTATATAGAGAAAGTACAAACTATGTATCTACTGGTTACATTATTACACCTCTTGCAGATTTTTTTACATCAGAAAAGAAACAATGGGTAGGAGCAAAACTAAATACAAATGTAGTATCTTCAGGATCAGTAAAGTTATTTACATCTACTATTGCTGCTGATATAAACAATCCTTCTGCTGCAACTTGGGCAGAGCAAGTATCTATATTTTCTGGTACAGGTGGTGATGAGGAAGTTATGACACTTGTAGATGGTAGATGGATTGCAGGTAAAATAGAAATAAATACAGATGATGTTACACAGACACCAGAAATGTTGTCATTTGCTATTAGAGGTTTCCAGCTTGTTAATGACTTGGTAGTAGATATGCCTATAAATATATCTGACCAGATAGAAAGACCATTTAGAAAAGCAATACGAGTACAAGGTCAAGGAGATTTAGTGTACCAAGCACTTCGTAACAAAGAAGGTAAGAATGTGCAATTAGAGATATTTAGACCAGATACATTATTACGAGGTATAATAGAAAATGTTAGTAGTCCTATAGAAGAAATTAGTCCTAGAGGGTCTGTAACAATGTATTGTTTGGTAAGATTTAGAGGTAGTAAAGTAGTACAAACTTCAACATCTGGAGTAGGATTAGGAATAGAACTATTAGGAGTAGGTAGATTAGGATAGAATGACAGCACAAGAAACTAACTTATTAAATGCGTTTGAAACAACTTTAACAGGTACTATTGGTGCATCTGATTTAACTTTTACAGTAAACTCTGTAACAGATTCAGCTTCTAATACACTTGCTGCTCCTTGTTATTTAATTTTAAACCCAGATAGTGCAACAAATAGAGAGGTTGTACAAGTTACATCTATAAATGCAGGTACTAAAACACTTACATTAGACAACATAAACAAAAGATATTTAACAGGATCAGCAGCTACTTCAGGTTTATCACACGCTTCAGGTTCTGTAGTTCGTATGTCGCCTGTACAACAGCACATAGAGGACATAAATGACAGAGTAGATACCATAATTAACGAAGCTGGTACAGCAGTAAACACATCATTATTTTTAGATGAAGATGATATGTCATCTAACTCTGCTACCAAAGGTGTAACACAGCAATCAGTTAAAGCATATGTAGATACACAACTTACAGCAGAGGACTTAGATATATCTGCTGATAGTGGTAGCAACATAGCTATTGATTTAGATTCAGAAGTGTTAGATTTAGAAGGTGGCACAGGTATAGATACCACTACAGGTACAAACAAAGTTACCTTTGCAATAGATAGCACAGTAGCAACTCTTACTGGATCACAAGCATTAACAAACAAAACTATAGATGTAGATAGCAACACAGTATCTAACATTGAAGTAGATAACTTAAAGTCTGGTGTACTAGATACAGACTTATCATCTGTTAGTGGTAGTGATGACACATTAGCTTCTGCAAAAGCAATTAAGACTTATGTAGATACACAAATTACTGCTGAAGATTTAGATGTAACAGCAGATAGTGGTGGTCCAATATCTATTGATTTAGATTCTGAAACATTAGATATTGCAGGTGGTACAGGTATAACTACTACAGCTAGTGGTAATGAAATTAGTATTGCTATAGATTCAACTGTAGTTACAGAAAGTTCTACAGATACACTAACAAACAAAACTATAGATGCAGATGGCACAGGTAACAGTATTACAAACATAGAAGATGCTAATATAAAATCTGCTGCTGCAATAGATGCAAGTAAGATTGCAGATGGAAGTGTTAGCAACGCAGAGTTTCAAAGACTTGATGGCGTAACTTCAGATATACAAACACAACTAGATGGTAAACAAGCATCAGGTTCTTACATAACTGCAAGTAGTACAGACACTCTTACTAATAAAACTATTGATGCAGATGGTACTGGTAACTCAATAACAAATATAGAAGATGCAAATATAAAAGCATCTGCTGCTATTGATGCTTCTAAAATTGCTGATGGTTCAGTAAGTAATGCAGAGTTTCAAAGATTAGATGGTGTTACATCAGACATACAAACACAATTAGATGCTAAAGGTGTAGGAGATATAACAGCAGTTAATACAGCAGCAAACTCTGGTTTAGCTGGTGGTGCTACAAGTGGTGATGCAAGTCTTACAGTTGATCCATCTAACTTAACAGATGGTACAGGTATAACTGTAGATACATCTAATGACTTCTTAATTATGGAAGATGTTACAGATGGTACAGTTTACAAAGTCAACCCAGACCAGATAGCATCTGGTTCTGCAAATCAATTAGCAGCAGGAGATTCAGACTTTACACTTACAGATACAGGAACAGCTACAGGCATTCATTATGAATTAGACAATGTAGATACTGCTGACTGGAATCAAGGTGGTATTGCATTAACAGCAGCAGGTGGAATGTTTAGACATAATCAAACACAATCCTCTACATTTACAATAGCTGCAACAGAGGGTACAGTAATGGCAGGACCTATTACAATAACAGGTACAGTTACAAATGCTGGTACAATGGTAATACTATGAGTGAAATACAAGTAAACACAATCAATGAATATACAGGTGCAAATGGTGTAACCATTGATAGCTTTCAAGTAAAAGATGGTGGAATACTAGCTGCTAGTGGAGTACCTTTACAAGTTGTTACTTACTCTGATGTTATTACAGCAGCTAATACAATTACTAGCACCAGTTATACAGACATAGAACAAAGTTCAGGTACAAAATTAGAAATAAAAATTACTCCAAAACAATCTGACAGTAAAATTTTATGTATTGCATCAGCTCAAACTTATCACGAATACGCAGGACAAGTTGCTGTTGTAAGAGCATTAAGAGATATTAGTGGGGGTACATCTGACACACAAGTAAGTCAATATAGATTTAGAGATGAAGATACTCCTGATAATTACAACATAAATTTTCCTATATCTTACAATTTTGTAGATACACCAAATACTACATCAGAAGTTACTTATCATTTCCAAGCAAAAGTTTCATCTACATCATCAGAATTTTTTTGGGGAGTAGCTGACACAAGTCTTGGAAACTCACAAACTTTTGTTCTTTGGGAGATAGGAGTATAAATGCCAGGTAGTATAAAAATAGATGATGGAAGTGGTAACTATACCATATTAACTAACGCAGGTTCGTTAGGTTCAGACAAAACAATTACTATTCCTAATCTTACAGGAACTGTAGGTGTTCCTGAAACAGGAACTTGGACTGCAACTATTGAATATAGTACAACCCTTACTGAAACATCTAGTTGGAGTACCACAACACTCACAGGTAATTATTTTAAAATTGGTAAATGGTATAGATGTTCTATACCAAGTATAAGTAGGTCAACTATGGGTTTGTCTGCTGATTTTATAGTCAATTCAGTTTCATTACCTGCCACTACAGCTTCTACTAATAGAACTGTTGCAGGTGTAGATGGTTATAGCTTGGGTGCAAGATATAACACCACTATCTTAGATGACCCACAACTTTTAGTAGCTTGTGGTGGTAGTGCTACAAAAATTACTACTAAAGGATTAGATATGAGTAATGGTGGCTCTGGATTTTTATATTGCACAGATACAGGTAGTGCAGGTAATTTACATTTGCATTGGGATTTTGTAGGAGCATAATGATTTACGAAATTTTATCAGAATATAAGCATATAAATACAACAGATGAAAGTGGACACAAAGCTGTCTATACACCTGATATGGATGTATCTGAAGAAAGTCAAGAAATACAAGATTTAGCTAGTGAACATTGGACACAAGAAATTAAAGATGCTTGGGCTAATAAATTATCTAGTGAAGAAAATATAGGTATAGGATAGATTATGGCAAGTGAAATAAAAGTAGATACAATATCAGAAAAGACTTCTGCTAATGGTGTAACTATTGATGGTGTAAATATTAAAGATGGAAAAGTAGGTGGTGGATATACTATAACAGAGGCAGATCAATGGAGATTAACTGCTAATATTACAAATACAAATGCTGATATTACTTCTAACTTAGAAAGAATTGATACAGCACCACAAGGATATTTGGGTACAGGTATGTCAGAAAGCTCTGGAATATTTACATTTCCTAGTACAGGTATTTGGCAAGTTACTGTAAATGCACAGATTGATGCTTCTGATAATGACAATACCTTACAAGTTTATACTTATGGAACTACAGATAATTTTAGTTCAGAAGTTATTTTGGCTAAAGTAAGAGAAAGTAACAGAGGTAGTGGTGCAGGTGGTAATGCTTCAGGAAGTTCACAAACTTTAATAGATGTAACAGACACGAGTAATATTAAAGTAAAATTTGGAACTGTTAGTTTTGGAGATGATGATAGTCTTATAGGTAGTTCTACAATAAATGAAACAACATTTACATTTATTAGACTAGGAGATACATAAACCTTAATAAATAATCCTATGATACAATCGTATGTATGGACTTCATTATTATATTTGCATTAGGTTATTGTTTTAGAGATTTTACTTCGTATCTAAAAAACTTAGTTAATTATCAACAACTAACAATAGATGATTGGGATACAGAATTTGAGGAATGGAGTTCTGATGACTTACCCTAACGGCAACGGCTTTACACAAAAAGAAATGTTGAATCTTATATTGGAAGGACAACAGGATATAAACAAACGCATAGATGAATTACACGAAAAGGTTAATCAAAAGATTTCAAGACAAGAACTAAGTGGGTGGCTTGTAGCTATCTCTGCGTTGGTGGTGCTTATAAATAACTTAATGTAATGTTTCGTTTGTTACTGTCTGTCCTTTTACTAATACCACTACCCTTACTCGCTAATGAAACAGAAGCTACTGTTACAGAAACATTTAACGATCAGCAGATAAACACAGATATAGATATATTGTATGGTGGAAACGACACAGAAGTAACTGCTGCGACTACTGCATCTCCTGAATGTGCAAGTACAGAGGTAGCAGGAAGTATAGGCATAGAAGATTTAGATTGTTTTGGTTCAGAATACTTTAGTCTAAACAGACACGCATTAGGTATAAGAGGTAGTGGCGATAGTATCACTATTGCATTTCCTAATGAACCATACGAAGTAGGTTTTCAATATGGTGCTACAGATGTAGATACTATATCAGGTACTGTGTACTACGACAATGGTGCATCTGAAACATTTACACTAGACCAACACACAGATTACACAACTGTATTGTCTAAGTCCTGGACAGTTGCAGAAGGTGTAGATACTTTTATTACAGAGATAGTTATTAATGGATTGACAGGAGAAAACCCTGACTGGTACTTGATAGATAATATATACTATAAGTATGATAATGTACCTACTACAACGACATCTAGTACGACAACAACTACCACCACAACAACGACTACTACCACGACTACAACGCTACCTAAAGCAGAAGATGTCGTGGAAGATGGTATTACTACCTATCTTGCTTGGGATAAAAATGGTTGTGAACACCCTAATAACCCACTTTCGTACAAACAATACCTTGAAGCAGTAGAAAGTGGAGATTGGTTTGGTTATCAAAGTGGTGATTGCTCTGTTATACCTGATGTTGTTACTATTGTTATCGCAGAGGAAGAACAGGAGATAGAAGAAGATGAAATACTTGAAGAAGATATGGAACTTGATGGACTTGATGATCTGGAATTACCAGAGGAAGAAGTCATTGAGGAACTTAGTGAAGAAGAAATAGCTGCAATAGAAGCAGAGATAAAAGCAGAAGAAGAAAAGCTAATCCAAGAACAGCTTGATGCTGAAGAAGAAATACTTATACTAGAAGAACTAGAAGATAGTGTAATCATACTAGAAGATTTAACAGAGGAAGAACTAGAAGAATTTGTAGATGTTATACAAGAAATAGAAGATACTATTGAAATTATAGAGATTATAGAGGAAGTCATAGAGTTAGACATACCTGAAGATATAATTGTAATAGAGATAGAGGAAGATGAGGTTATAGAAGATGACATTGTTATTGTGGTGGAAGATGAAGAAGTTGATGAGGAAGTTTTGGTTGAGCCAGTACAGGAAGATGTTGAGGAGAAACCTAGAGAAGAACTTTCTAAGGAAGAAATCGTTGAAGAACTTGTTGAAGTTGAAGAAGTCATTGAGGAAATTATAGAGATAGAGATTGTTGAAGAAGATTTAACAGAGGAAGAAATAGAAGAAGTTATTGAGGAGTATGTAGAGGAACTAGAAACAGAGGAAGTTATAGAAGTTCTTGAAGAAGTCAATGATGTTGGTGTACAGAATTTAGAAGAAGTGTCAGAAGAAGTCCAGGAAGTTATCCAGGCAGTAGTAGAGGAAGCTATAGAAGATGTTGAAGAACTTACAGAGGAACAGGTAGAAGTTGTAGCAGAAGTATTACAGGTAGAAACAGAAGATGTTGAGATTATTGCTGAAGCTGTAAAAGAAGATGAGGTGGTAGCAGAGGCAGTAGAAGAATATGTAGAGAGAGCAGTAGAGAACGCTAATGTAGAGGATTACACACTTGCTGATGTTGTTACAGAGGTACAGTATGAAGCATTTTTAGAAAATCCAATAGAAGTATTAGTAGATTTTGACAATATAACAGAGATAAATATATCAAACATATCTAATGATATGACACAAGATCAGAAAGAAAAAGCACAGGAAGTCGTAGTTCCTGTAATCTTGACTAGAATAGCTAGTATGGCTGCGTTTATATTTAGGAGAAGCTAATGATTAAGAAATTATGGTCTTGGTTTGTACAAGCAATTAAAGAAACACTAAATCTTAGTTGGACTTTAGTTGGTTTAGTTATTGCAACACTTACACTAACTGGTTCTGCCCAGCAAATCACAGGTTTAGCGACTATAATTACTTTAGGCATATGGTTATTGACCATAGGTTTTAGAAAAGGAGAGTAATATGGACTGCTGTGGTAGTGGTTGCTGTGGTGGTAAGTAATGTGTAAGTGCAACTATCTTTGTTGTGGTTGCAATTTGCATTGTAGTAACTGGGAGATTATATGAAATTACAAGTAGTTAGAACACAGTTTGGTACTGATGCAACAAATGGTTTGTTGTTTGTAAATGGTTTATTTGAGTGTTATACATTAGAGGATCAATACCAAGCAGTAAAAGTTATGCACGAAACCTGCATACCTGAAGGTAAATACGATATAAAATTTAGAACTGTTGGTGGTTTCCACGAGAAATACAAGAAAAGATATGGTGCAGACCATTATGGTATGTTGCATTTACAAGATGTACCTAACTTTACTTATATACTTATACACGCAGGTAACACAGATGAACACACATCAGGTTGTTTAATTGTAGGAGAAACACAACAAGATTTAGACCTAAGTGATGATGGATTTATAGGTCATAGTGGCGTAGCATACTCAAAATTATATAAAAAAGTAGCAAAAGAATTATTGTTAGGAAAGAGTGTAACAATAGAGTACACAACAATAACTAAATTATTAGAGAAACCTTTAGAGGAAGCCTCTAGTACAGACATAGGTGTTGCTAAAGATGTTATGGAGAAATTGCAAGAGATTAATGGTAATGTCATACAGACACAGACTATGTTGAGAGGTAGGATAATTAGATAATGTTTGAAAGATATAAAAGAGCAAGAAACCAAGATGGTACATTTAAGAAAGATGTATGGTGGACACCTTGGTCTGATTCGTGGGAGTATAAAATGAGTGAAGATCTCAAAGATATGCTTGAAAGAACTGGTTGGACCTTTATTGAAGCGTTCATAGGTGCTTTAACAGTTGCTCCATTAGTTGGTGTAGAAGCTGAAACTTTACAGTTAGCTGCACTTGCTGGTGGTGGTGCTGCACTTGCAGTTATCAAGACATATGCTAAAAAACAAATCACTAAGTAGATTCTGTCCTAATTCCTGTGTATAATTAGCACAACAGAAAGGGCTGTTATGACACAGGAACTAGGTAATAATTATTACAAGTCTGGTTGGCAACCATCAATAGAGTTTGATGAAACAACAGGCAAAGGTGAAGTAACCTATGTAGGTACTGACCCTGATTACAAGAATAAGTATGATGAGATACTTAAAAACTGGGGGTTTGATCCCAAATACTTTACGATTGAGGGGAATGTAAGGGCTAGTAGCTGGGAAGGACAGCTAAAAGGTGGCAGAACGACCACCTTTTTTGCATTTAAGGGGGTTGTAAAGCGTAAAAACCCTGCATTAGACCAGTATTTTGACAAACTTGTTAAGGAATACAGTAGAAAACCTAAGTTAAAAGACACAAATTTTGGTGGTGATACTGCTTTTATATGGACAATGGCTGACTGGCAGTTAGGTAAAGCTGATTATGGCGTTGAGAATACCCTTAAACGCTACGAGGAAGCTCTTATTAAGGGGGTAAATCAGGTTAAGGCACTACGCAAGACAGGTACAGAGATAGATGAGATATATTTATTAGGATTAGGTGATCTAACAGAGAACTGTGACCAATCGTTTTACAGTTCAATGCCTTTTAATATAGAGTTATCGCTATCACAACAGTATCAATTAGCTAGGCGTATGATAATGAAAACTATTGATACATTCCTTTCACAAGCAGACAAGATTGTGATTTGTGGTATTGGTGGTAATCACGGAGAGATGACACGATCAGGCAAAGGACAGGTATTGTCAGATAGATTAGACAACTCTGATATGATGCACTTTGAAGTAGTCAAAGAGATACTTGCACAGAACAAAAGATATGACAAAGTAAAGGTCATACTACCTACTGACTATCATCACTTGCTAGATATAAAAGGTAAGGGTGTAGCTATCACACACGGACATATGACAGGTGGTGGTTCTGGTCCAGAGGGTAAGATTATGAAGTGGTGGGCAGGTCAAGCTATGGGTTGGCTACCTAGTGGTGCAGCCGAGATACTTATAACAGGACACTACCATCACCCAAGAGTATATAAACAAGGTAAACGTACTTGGTTTCAATGTCCAAGCATAGATGCAAGTAAAGACTTTACTGCAAGAACAGGACTATGGAATGATCCTGGTGTGTTATGTTTTACAGTTAATAAAGATGGCTGGGATAACTACAGGATAGTTTAAACACAATCCTCTATCATATAAGCAATACAACCAACACATCTACCATCAAAATTTAATGTTGTTTGTGGTGGTTCGCCACACTCTATACAATTCATTCTTCTTCTTGTTCTACTGTTGTAAGTACCTGCACATTAGGTAGTATTGCTAGTAGTTGTATTTGTCCATTAGATAATATTATGCTCTTGCCCATAAATAATGGTTGATCTTTATCATCTTTTCTTCCTAACAACTCTGCTATTAACATACCTGTTGTTGCTTTGCTTAACATTACATCAATCATTTTTTCTCCTTTTTAATTTCTAATCTTCTTAATTCTATTAATACTCTTGCTTTATCAAGTTGTGTTTCATAATCTAAATGATTAATTACTTGTTCTAAATTGTCCATTGTGTTCATATCAACCCCATTGATTTGCCATAGCCTTTGCTATTCCTGGAAATGTAGCACTTCTAATTTTGCCTCTTTCCTCTTTTGGTAATGTATATGTATCATAATGAAATTTAGACATTCTTTTACCCTTAGAAACATTTATCCATATAGGTTCAACTACATCTGTTGGTTGTAATGGTTCTAAATTTTTTAACCACAAACAAGTAGATTTAGAAGTAGGGTGTCCATATTCATAAGGTTGTATTATTTGCGTAGGTTTTTTAATTTTTGAACTAATAACACTTATGGGATTTTCAACAACAATTTTTTCAATAGGTGCATCTAATAATAACTGTACAAAGTCCAATGCTTCTTGTTGATACTGCCTTCTATTAGGGTGCATTGGATGTGGTCTGCGTTCATCATAAGGTAAATGTTTATCTTCTGGATGATAGTACCATCTAGCACCACTTACTGATAGATAAGTACAAGGTGGATGTGCAATCATTAAATCCCAACCATCATATAAAATGTCTGTAACATCTCCTTGATAGTGTTCTCCTAAATCACTTTCACTTGGCAGCAAATCACAACTAACAGCCTCGTGTCCTTTGTTAATAAAAGCATCTCTTACTATTCCAGAATATTCACAAGCAACTAATACTTTCATTCGTGAACCTTTGCTACACCTTCGTATAAAAATCCTACCACTTTTGTAACAGTTTTAGTATCTTCAAACTCTGTTGTTCTAGGCATTGGTATTGGCGACCATTGGAAGTCATAACCTTTACGCACTAAGTTATGTATGTTCCAAGTCATAATCTTTCCATCATATTCTGTAAGATATACAAACATCTTGCCTGTTTCTACTGATATGACAATGTTGCTATCAAATTTTTTCTTTTCAATAGCCCAACTCCTGTATTGTTTATCTCTTGACTTAACTTCTACAATGTATCTTTCGTTCTCTGCATCATAGGTGCTGTAAGGATTGCTTACTTCTACTAAATCAAGACCAGGATATATACTGTTTAACTTATTTATTATCTCTGTCTGTGTCATACCATTACCTCTAATAATTCTTTACATAATTCATAAGGTACTTTACTTCTTTCATAAGCACCTTTTAATCCTTGTGTTCCTGTCTTTGATCCTCTAGGTGCAGATTCGTGGCAAGGCATACCATTCTTACACATTGGTCTAGGTGTCCAAGGTGCATTAGTCCATATATCAGTAGGTTTCATTCTTGTATCTCCATACTGACAATAGGTTACTGTGTGTCTAGTTAAGTATTCTACTGCACTCATCTTACGCATAAGTCCTCTAGGATTTTCTATAACATAATACTTTGGTTGCAATTTATTCATTATCCATACTGTTTGTTCTAATAAATACAAACCTAATTCTGCATCATTTGTTTTAGGTATTCTTAAACCTTCTTCATCTGGTGCTGTCCAATGCGTACTGCAACTAGCAATACTAAATGTTGTACAGGGTGGACTAGCCCATATAATATCTGGACTAAATGATATGTCATCTATAGTAAAATCAATTACATCTTTAACTAAATCTATTTTTTTATATTGATTTTTTGTCAACAAATCTAGTCCATTATCAACTGTAAATGTTTTATGTCCATATTCTTTAGCTACATCACTAAAACTACAACTACCTGCAAACAATTCCAGTACTTTCATTCTTCTTCCCCAAACATTTCTATCCAACATCTTGGGTGTGTGCCTGTAATCATTTGTTCTCTAAAATCTCTGTCTAATGATTTAACTGCATCTTGTATGTGATAACCCTGATTAAGATAAAACAATTCCTGTGTAAATATCTCTACAGTTCCTGTCTGCTTACAATGAAAACATTTTTTTGTTTCAATAACATACTTGTCGCCATTTTCAAAGTCGTATATCTTGTCTATTACTTTCATTTATTATTTCCCTGCACTTTCTACAATATGTTTCTACAATATATGTCGGCTCACCGAACATATCAATTTCGCCTACACCACAACTAAGACAACGCACTCTTTAGCTTGTCAATCATAGCACTAGCATTACCCTTAGTAGCTTCG